AGCAGTAATAGACTACCGTCTAAGAGTGGGCCAAATCTCTTTAAAAAGGTCTCCATTGCAATATGGACTTCGTGCAGTATCACGTTAATCTATAGATAGAGTGGGCCAAATCTCTTTAAAAAGGTCGCTGTTGAGATACAGCCATCGTGTGACATCACGTAAATCTGGGAAGTGTGTTTTTACATATTTTAGATTTTAGTGAGGTTAGAAATGTCATACGGTGTAAATGCTCCTCAAGGGATGCAACCATACAGTTTCTTAGACGGTTCTTTATATAACGGTCAATTATCAGCTTATAACATAGCCAGCGGATATAACAATGCTATATACACTGGAGATCCGGTCACTTTATTAGCTGACGGAACTATCGGTATTGGTGTTGCTGGTTCTCAAATCATTGGTTCTTTCCAAGGTTGCAAATTCTATGCAGCTGATGGAACTTATACGTTTTCTCCCTATTGGACAGCCGCTCTCGCAACACAAAATGCAGTGTTAGTCGAAGCTTTGGTAGCTGATGCTCCAGGGCTAATTTACAACATGCAGGTTTCAACTCATGTTGACGCTGGTGGAAATCCTGAACCTGCTCCTACTATTGCTCAAGACGACATTAACAAAAATATTAACTTTGCAATTGGTGCTGTAACTAATTTCGGTGGCGCTAATGTTTTCACAACCCCTACTAATCCAGGCGCATTAGCAGATCAAACTGACGCTGCTGAAGCTGCTCCAAACAATCCTACTGGTGGAAACACTCGTACTGGACAATCTGGGGCATACCTTGATTACAACACGATTGGCAACGGTGCAACGCTTAATTTCAAGATAATTGGAATTGTGCCGCAACCAGGTAACGTAGCGGGTTTAATCTTTAACAATGCAAGAGTTATTATCAACGCAAATGTTTACAAGAGCGTTGGAACAGCTGGCGTTTAACACGGAATTATTTACAGGAGTTAATTTAAATGGCAACTAATACCACTGCAATTGTAAACTTGTTAAGACCAGGTTTAAAAGACGTTTTCGGTGATCTTCCAGGATATCGCCCAGAGTGGCCAGAGATTTTTGAATCTGGAACCTCGGACAAAGCGGTTGAATACGAAGTTGAAATGAAGTTCTTAGGCTTAGGCCAAATTAAGAACGAAGGTGGTCCGATCGCAATGGATACAATGGGTCAACGCATTGTAACGAGCTATGTTAACAGATACGTAGCTTTGCAATTTCAGATCACAGCGCAGGCCGTGGCCGACAACCTTTATAAAGACAAATTCCCAATGATGGTTAAGTCATTGAAAAAATCGATGGCAATCACTAAGGAAATCTTAGGAGCCTCCGTTTTAAACAATGCGTTTAACAACAATTTCCCAATCGGTGACGGTGTTAGCTTATGTAACACCCAGCATCCAATCGATAACGGATATGTTGCTAATACACCAACGATTCAAGCTGACTTGAATGAAGCATCTTTGGAACAAGCGTTAATCGCTATTTCTCTCTTTAAAGACCAAGCTGGTTTAATCAGCATGGTATTGCCAGAGAAACTAGTTGTTCCACCACAAGGTGACTTCGTTGCATCACGTTTGTTGAATTCTCAATTCCGTGTTGGAACTCCTAACAACGATATCAACGCAATCAACTATGGAAGCAGAATTCCTAAAGGATACGTGGTTAACCACTTCTTAACTCTGCCAAATAGCTGGTTCGTGCTTACCAATTGCGAAGGGTTAAAACACTATGTTCGTGAAAAAATCCGTACAGATATGTGGTCGGATTTCTCTACTGAGAACATTATGGCGAAAGCAGTGGAACGGTATTCGTTCGGATGCTCAAACTTCCGTTCAATTTACGGTTCGAATGGTCCTTAATAAATGATCTTCTGGGTACTTGAGCCAATAACAAGTACCCGGTTTTTTAAGATTTCTGAAACCTTATAGAGGTGACTCATGGCTTTTAATCAAGACTTAGCGCAAAAATTAACTAGTGGAATTCTTATTTCTACTACGAGTGGTAACGATTTACCAACCTTCAGTAGCGATTCTACTAATTTTGAGTTGCAAGGTACTGACTGGGCAATGATGTTCAACTCGATGACATCTACTCAACGAGATGCATTGACTGACCCTGCTAACGGGATGGTTTTCTACAATAGTACTACGGGTACTATTCAGGCTAGAGAAGCAGGCGCATGGGTTTCATTATCGAATGCAGCTGGTGGAATTTTTCAAGCCGCTGCTGGAACCGCTGCTGCTCCTGGGTATACCTTTACTGGTGATACTAATACCGGGATTTACAGGTCTGCTGCGGACATCATGGATTTCTCTGCTGGCGGATTTAGACAGGCATCAGTTGTATTCACAAACAACGCGGTTAACTATTTCGGAATAACTGGAGCACCTACAGGTGGACTTCCATATTTTACTAATGCTCCTACTATTTTTTCTGAAGGTACAGATACTCACATTGGTCTAAACCTTTTAGCTAAAGGTCTTGGTGCCGTTAACATAATGGGCGATACAAACAATGGTGAAGTAAGATTTTGGAATTCTTTAAATACTTTCTATATTGGATTAAGTTGCGCAAATCCTACTGCTAATAAGGATTTTACCTTACCTAATGATTACCCAACTCTGGATGGTATCCCAATCCTTGTTTCTACAGCGGGAGCAATGACGTACGACCCAGCTGGAGCAATTCTGCATACAAGAGTGCAAATCCCAACCGCAGCTGTTAAGACGATGTTTGCAACTCCAGTGCAATTACTTGCAGCTCCTGGGGCTACAAAAGCATACATGATTCATAAAGCTCTGTTGAATGTGAAATATAATTCTGCAACTTATACATCTGGTGGAGCTATAGGTATTGTTTATTCACCATCAGCTGCTGCTGCTATGGAGGCCAGTGTTGACGCCGCATTACTAGTCGGTCCAACACAGTCTACCATTGAATCAGTTACTGGATTGATTGGTAACGATAACTTATCAGCAGTTGTTAACAATGCAGTTTTTATTGAGAATGCAACAGCAAACTTTGCTACAGGTAATAGCGACCTGTACGTAGACTTGTGGTACTCGGTCGTAACAGCACCATAAAATGTTTTTTTCACACAAAGGAGTAAGTAACTATGAGTCAAGCAATCAAGTTTCTTGAAGATAATGTAAAGAATTTTCAAGACACGATTAAACAGGAACAGATTGACATTATCAACATCAAGAAAATCTTGAAAGATAAAGTCAAGAACGTAAGCGTTTATGAAGGGGCCATTCAAATGGCTAGTCAAACCCTAAATTTGCTAAAAGCAGAGGAAGAAAAGGCTAAGGCAGAAGCTTCTAAGGAAGTCAAGCCTAAGTAACCTAGAAGGACGAATATGAGACCAGTTGTATTTGAATGGCAAGCTCTCGATTCTGCTGCGGTTTCATCACTGCAAACAGTAGGCGCAGCCGGTAATCTAGCAATAGATGGTACGCTCTCATCTCCCATTCGTCCTGATTCAACTGCGAGACAAGCAACGTTTGGAAAGACCCAAAGACAAGTTACCTTGACATCGGTAAACGACTTGCATTTGGTTAACTTCACTATTTCAGGCTATCTAAACGGTAAACCTGTTTCTGAAACCAGAGCTGGCCCTACCAGTAATACAGTAGCTACTACACAGTTATTCAATATTGTTACATCAATCTCATTCAATGCCGCAGTAACTGCTGTTAAAGCAGGCATTAGTGGAGTTGGTAATACAGATTTATACACCTACGACCATCACGTAACTACGCCCGACTTGTCAGCGCAAGTTGTTGTATCTGGAACTATTACCTATGACTTTCAGGTAACCAACGATGACGCTAACAATCCGGCGATCACCCCTACTTGGTTTACTCCCGTAACCGAACTGACCAATAAAACGGACAATCGGTATGGAAGCATCTCATCACCTATTGCATTTGCCAGGATTAATGTTACCGCTGGAACCGGTTCTCTGGTTGCAACGTTAGTACAACAAGGATTTGGAGCTACGTAATGGGTGCTAAAAAGTTCATTCAAAAGATGCATATGAAGAAAGGGGCTTTGCACAAACAGCTAGGCGTTCCTCAAGGTAAAAAGATACCTGAGGCTAAGCTTGAGAAAGCTGAGCACTCTAGTAATCCTACGTTAAGAAAAAGGGCAGTCTTGGCAGAAACGTTAAAGAGTTTTCACAGAGGATGAAGCGTAAGTGGCAACTACATCGGGAACTTATAACTTCAGTTCTTCCGCAACTGTTGAGAATGTCATAAACGAAGCTTATGAAAGAATTGGTATTACCCCAAATTTAACCCCTGGTTACAGTTTAGAATCCGCACAACGTTCGCTTAACTTCTTACTTACCTCTTGGACAAACAACAGTAAAGGTCTAAAGCTTTGGACTGTTCAGAAATACATTTTGTCTCTTAAGCCTGGTCAAGCCTCTTATGCAATGCCTCCTTTTACCATTACAACGTTAGAAGTTCAGTTAAGGCAGTCTAACCGAAATCTTGGTGGAACTCCTTTTGCAAAAGTAGCTGGGGTTAATAATGGTATCGCAGCCAATGCTTTTGACGGCAATCCCAATACCGCATGTACTCAAACGCTTCCTAACGGTGATATTGGATATAGCTGGGCTACATCTACTTATGCTATCCAGATGGTTGGGGTACAGAGCAATGTTACCAGAACCTATACCTTGGTTTTTGAATACAGCGTTGATGGAACTACTTGGACACAGGTAGGTGCACCGGCTGCTCAAGAATTTCCTGTTGGGACTAACATCTGGTTTGCCATTAACTCGGCACAAATGGGAACTGCTTTCAGGATAAGAGAAACCGCGGGTGCTACTTTAGATATTCAAGAACTGTATTTCAACACTCAGCTGCAAGATACTGTTATGAGCGCGTTTAGTCGTTCTGAATATGAAGCTCAGCCTAACAAGAATCAAACTGGAAGACCCAGTAGTTATTACCTAGACAGACAAATAGAGCCCGTTTTAAACATCTGGCCTGCGCCGATCAATACTTACAATGCGATTGCATTTACCGCTACTTCTTACATTCAGGATATTGGAGCGTTGTTAAATCTTCCACAGGTTCCAAGTCGATACTATGAGCCCTTGGTTACGGGGTTAGCATTCTTGTTAGGGCTGAAGAATCCAAAGTTGGTGGATATAAACCGGTTGCAGTATTTGAAAGCCCTGTATGACGAAGCGTTTAAGATTGCGTCTGACGAAGACCGAGAAAGGGTGCCGTTGCGTATTTATGGTTCTTACATTTCTGGATGGAGTCAATCATGAGACCACCAAAGGGCAAGTACGTAACCATAGATATTAACAATCCTGATGCGTTAGGTATTTGTGATTACAGTGGCTCTGTTTTTAACAAAAGAGACTTGGTTAAGCAAATGGAATGGCGTGGAAACGCTCTGGAATGGACAGGGTTTTTAGTAGGAAAGCCGTTTATAGATGTTCCTAATGAGCAAAATAGAAACCCTGTGTTACCTCCGGACCCAGTACCTGTTCCATTACCAAGAGTTATGCAGGACCAGACTATTACCTGGGAGCAAAATCTACAATTGCCTTGGGAGCAATTAATTATGTACCCATGGGAAAATTGGGGAACTATTTACAACGGTGCTGCTGAACTTAATGAAGCGCAGAAATTGTCTCAACTTGAAAATGTTAATTGGATGGGCGGATGACTAGATTAGTAGGTAAAATGCCTGGATACTCGTTTGGTGATGTATTGACCACAACTAATGAGGGTCAAGGACTAACTAACGTCTTGAAAAATCTCCAAGATGGATTTGGGAACAATAGTACCGTTCTGATTGCAAATAACGCTATTCAGTTCTTATATGGTGGTGGAAATAGTCTATATCTAAACGGTACTGCGCTTCTTTCAAGCGGAAACAATATTAACCTTTCTACTCAGGATAACCCCATATTCCAAGGAACTGGAGCACTGACTGTTCCAATAGGAACCACTGGCGAGAGACCATCGAGTCCTGTGAACGGAATGTTTAGATACAACAGGAGTACGGAAAGTTTTGAGTTCTATGAAAATGGTGGATGGGTAGACTCTACTGGTATTGCAACCATCACGGGAACTGCTAATCAGATAGTGGTTACTGGAACTACGGATGTTGTTATATCGCTTGCAAGCAATATTCAAAACATTAATTCGCTAAAAACTGCCAATATTAATATTGACGTGGTGGCAAGAACCATCAGTACAAGCACCTCCTCTCTTCCTCTTGTTATAGAAAGTCGTGGAGGACCGGTACAAATTGGTACGCCATCTGGTAGTTTTCTTGATAATTTAGAAATTAGAAATGGAGGCGCGCTTAAATTATATAATTCACTAGACGACGCATATTCAGGATGGGCGGCAAGTTTAACCTCTCCAAATAATGTTTGGAGAATGCCGCAAGCTGATGGAACCGCAGGTCAAGTATTTACTACTAACGGAGCATTTGGAACCAGTTGGACAACGCCCTCTGTGTCTAAAATAGAAGTAACGGTTAATCAGCCAGGAAATACATTTATTGTTGGAACTATTATAAGACTAAACGAAGGAACTAATACATATGTTGCTGCAAAAGCAGACACAGAAGAAAATCAACGAGTCGTTGGGATAGTAAGTTCAGTAGGAGATACTTTTAAATATGTAATTTCTGGCGTAGGTTCCACGGGTGTGACTGCAATAACTCCTGGAACATTATATTACTTAGACAATACAGTTGCGGGTACCTTTGTGGATGAAGCACCATCTACAGGATTCTCAAAACCTTTATTCATTGCAATTACTACTAATACTTATGTTTGGCTAAATCAAAGAGGTCAGGAATTATGAGCGATGCAATTAAAGCGGTAAGAAGTTTAAGTCTTAACACTGATCAGTTCCAAAACACTGGGACTCTTCTAAACCCAAACGTGGCTTTTGCGACCAATCCGCGTGTCGACAGTAATTTTATTATTGAAAGTGGGTTTAGACTGGAATTCCACGACCCTACGGACACATATTCGACCAACATAAAAGCTGGCAATCAAACCCTTGACATAACTTTAAAACTTCCTACGACAGCTCCATCAGATGGGCAAATGCTAATCGCCATAGGTGGCCCACCTACAAACGTTACTCTTGGGTGGCGAAACTTCATGACGGGACCCGGGACTACTGTTAATGGTCAAGTACCTTTTTTCAGCGGAACAAACGGGTTTGTTCTTGACGTTCTCGCAGGATTTAAAGTAGATCCAGCATTAGTTTCTCTTGTTTTTGGAGACAATAACGTCGTCACCAACGGAGAAAGAGCAGTCATATTAGCTGGCGCAAACAATACAATCGATAGCACTGGCGGAGACTTATTTATCGTTGGGGGCACCGGAAATCAGCTTACATCCTTGTCTAGTGCAGGAATATGCGGAGGCAAAACAAACTTAGTATCTGGAGACCAATCTATTGCCATTGGCGGAGAAAGCAACACCGTCAGTGGAAGTAATTCTTACGGATTAGGTTTTAAATCTTTAGTAGCACATGATTACAGTTTTGTCTTTTCAGACCATTCTAATATCTCCACAGGATTAGAAACAACCGCAGCTGGTCAGTATTTATTGCAAGCGACTGGCGGATTTGGTTTTGTTAGCGCTGCAATGACGCTTACTTCGTTCCCAAATAACTTTATTAACATCTATGCTGACACTGGCGCAAATAGAGCAAAGTTGCAATACAAAAACAACGCGGGAACGGTCTCAACCACTATATTAGACGTTCTGCAAGTAAAAGGGGATTTGTATACCTTTAATTCGACGACTAATGACCGTTTAGGAGTTGGAACTAACGGACAAATTCTAAGCGCAAATTCAGCTACTACAACTGGTTTAGAATGGATTAACAACACTCCAAGCGGCGTAACCAGCATCTCGTCTGGTTCTAACATTGTTTGTACGCCAAACCCAATCGTTTCAACAGGTACTGTAGCATTAAGCACCACACCAAGTGGCCTTACTTCATTAGGTGTTGGAAACTTTACATTCTCTAGTTCTACAATAACAACTGCTGTTTCTAGTCTTAACTTATCATCAGTTGACGGAAGAGTTCTTTTTAACACTGGTGGCGGTAATCCAGGAGTTGGGTTATTTTTTAATACCGGCGGTTTTTATGCTTCTATTGGTGCAAGTGCTTCTGCTACAGGTAATATGGCATTTACGCTTCCAGCTACTCACACTACTAACGGTTTGCTTGTTAACACAGGCTCTGGCGTGCTAGCAGAAACTATTACACCCTCTGGTCTTACTTCTATTGGCGTAGGTAATTTAACCCTATCTGGCGACACTATAACTGGTACCAATGGGGTACTGATTCAAAGCACTGGTTCTGGCCAAGCTATTGGATTGTCTCCGAAAGGAGCAGCACAGGTAAGAATCTTTAGCCAAGATGCATCAAATGCAGTTCCTTTGAGATTCTACAATTCAGCGAGTACTCAGTACATAGAATTCAAAGCAGGAACCCTATCAGGAAATACAACCTGGACGTGGCCAACAGCAGACGCCGCAGGCGCATGGGTATCAGATGGTGCAGGAGCAACTTCGTTTACAGCAAGCCCAAGTATATATCGCGCTATAGTTTCCGTCTCAGGAACCTCTAAAACCTTTGCGTTAAGCGATGCTAACACCTTCCAGCAATGCACAAATGGTTCAACGGTAACATTAACCGTAGACACCAACGCAAACGTTGCCTTTCCAGTAGGAACAGAAATTGACATATTCCAAGAAGGAGCAGGCCAAGTGGTTATTGCCGCAGCTGGCGGAGTAACAATTGAAAGTGCTTTTTCAAATCTAAAAATTGCAGTTCAGTACGGCGGCGCAACATTAAAGAAACTGGCCACTAACACTTGGTGTCTCGTTGGAAACTTAACAGCATGAGCAATCATTTTGGCATTATTCAATCGACATTTGAACCTAGAAATCTAGGAAGCATCTTAACTGGATGGTGGGATGGAAACGACCCTAGCGCTAACGGTACAAAGCCTGCGAATAATGCTTCTGTTTCCACATGGGTTGACAAATCAACATACGGAAATAATTTAACCCAAGGTACCGGCGCATTGCAGTTTGTCTATAAAACCAGTTTAAAAAATGGACTAGGTGGATTTAGCGTTAACACCGCTCAAGCAATGACCAGTGCTAACCCACCCAGTGGATGGACCTTTGGAACGAATGCTAGAAGTATAATTTTTGTATTCAACATAACAGGAACTATTTCTGGAAATAATCAGGTTGTATGGGGACAAGGTGGCGGAGGAAATGGAAATAACACTACATTTGGTCATCTAAACGCAGGTGGCGCAGTTTTTGGTATAGATTCTGGTGGCACAGGAAACTATGTAACATTTAACACTACCACTGTTGTTCAAAATACTTATTACGTTTGGGAATATTATTGCCCATCGGGGACTCTAACTGCTTCTACTTCGGTTATCAACGGTACCTCACAATCAGCAACCAGTCATAGTTATACAGGCGGAGTGGTAGCATCCTCAGCGGTTACGGCTGGAAATCCTAATGCTGTTAGCTTAAATGGCAACTACTTAGAAGTTATCGCTTGTAATGCGCAGCTGAATTCTACCCAACAAACCTTGGTTAGAGCTTATTTACGAAACAAATGGAACATCTAATATGACACTCTATTTCACCGGTACAGAAGAAAACATCGCGCTTGCTAATTATCAGATTGGGCAAAACCTAGGTTTGCCTTTTAGAGGAACCATGCGTTGGGCAGACCCTCTACAAGCTTATCAGCAGAATTTTTGGTTTATCTTGATGCCGCCTGCTGAAGGGTGGACGCGAGAAGACGGAACGTATTTCACCCAACAACAAATGATTGAAAACGTCCAGAACGTCAGCATTGAGGAAGGCCAATCCAGTTGGTTTCCGCCAATAGGAGAGGGTTAAATGGCGCTTACATACAACTCTCTTATAGAGCAGGTTAAGCAAGAACTTGAAAGAACAGATGATAATTTTACAGCCAATATTCCTAACTTCATCAGTCAGGCTCAGGATATTATTAATCTGGAAGTTAAGAACATCGGATTAGAGCAAGTTGCTATTGGAGCTTTCACTATAGGAAGCGCGGTGGTTGTAAAGCCTACACGTTGGAGAAGAACGATTTCTTTCAACTATGGAACCGGTCCCACCAATGACGTTTCTAATATTCTCTTGCCAAGACGCTATGAATATCTGATGACGCTTTGGCCAAATAGAACATTGACAGATGTGAATCAACCACCAAGATACTATGCGGATTATGGGTTTCAGAATTTCCTCGTAGCTCCTACGCCTGCGTTGGCTTATCCATTTGAGCTTATTTACATGGAGACGCCAGCAACATTGTCAGCTTCTAATCAAACTAATTGGTTGACCGATTTTGCACCTGCGTTGCTTTTTTACCGTACTTTAATGCAAGCGGTTATCTATTTGAAGGATGACGAAAGGCTTCAGATTTTTGGTTCTATTTACAAGGAAATAGTAGATGGTATGAATTCTCAAGATGGTATGAGACAAACAGACCGCTCTATGGATGGAGATGCAGATTAATGTCAGGAAAGCTTTTTCCGCTTAACCCTAAGCCTGGTATACAACGAGACGGGACTAAATTCTCTACTGACAAGTGGACGGATGGGCAGTGGATGCGGTTTTACCGTGGTAAACCTAGAACCATGGAAGGATACAGACAGTTAATTACTGTTCCTAATGTGCCACGTGGAACAATCATTGTTCCGAATTCCCCTAATTTTAATGTGTATATAGCAGATTCTGGTAGTTTGAAATATTTCCCAATGGATAACTCTGGAAACGTTTTGGGCGCGTTGGTAGGTAGAACGCCTACGTTGTTTCCTAACAATGCAAACAATGACTGGTCTTTTGATATAATGTTTGACACCAACAGTAGTTCGAGTACGTTGTTAGCTTATGCTGGTCAAAATTTATCGTCGATTGATAATCCGGTTGAAAGTCCTATTTACTATGGAGATGCCCTTGCGTCCACCGCATTGGTTTCTACCGGTCTTAATACAGCTGGTAACATTGTTGTTCTTCATCCTTATTTGTTTATCCTTAACAATGACGGGGAAGTCAGCTGGACTAGGGCAAACGATCCTACTACCATATTAAACACCGCCAGAATAACCGCTTCTAAGCTCATATACGGCGCAAGAACCCGAGGGGGTAATACCAGCCCCGCAGGCCTTTTTTGGAGCCTAGATAGCCTTATTAGGGCTACTAATGTAGGTCCAACCCCTGATTTGTTTAACTTTGACACGATCGCAGACGACATAAGCATTCTCTCCAATAAAAGCGTCGTTGAATACAATGGCAAGTATTTTTGGGCAGGATTGGATACGTTCTATGTCTATAATGGCGTGGTGAACGAGCTTCCCAATGATACGAATTTGGCCTTTTTCTTTCAGAATTTGAATTACGACCAAAGACAAAAAGTATGGGCCACCAAGGTCGCAGAATGGGGTGAAATATGGTGGTTTTTCCCAAAAGGAGCAACTGCAACAGAATGTAATCACGCAGTCATATACAACGTTCGGGAAAATACCTGGTATGACACGCCGATTAACAGGAGTTGTGGGGACTTTGATCAAAAATTCCAGTATCCAATTTGGGCAGACAATGTGGCGTCAGGGGGGAACTACCCAATATGGCAACATGAGTATGGAAACAATCAAGATGTAAACGGAGTAGTTACAGCGATTGATAAATACATTGAAACTCCTGAAATCTCTTTTTGCGCATTTCCTCCGAGCGCAGGCTTCGCTGGCCTTGACAAACAAGTCAAATTAGACCGTGTAGAGCCTGATTTCTTAGGAACTCCAGATGTAAATGGTGATCTGGAAACTGGAGATATTACACTGGTTGCCAATGGGCGTGATTATGCACAGTCTACGCCAGTTTCTTCAGATACTTTCACTTTTGATAATTCCACTGGAAAGATAGACATACGATATCAAGCGAGATTAATGACATTGAAGTTTAGAAGCGTTGTGGTTAATGGTTTTTTTGAAATGGGTCAGATATTATTAAATTTGATAGTAGGAGATGGACGTCAATGATGATTCCTGAACTTACTACCTTGACGGATTGGGCTGCATCGTTAGTTGTAGATTTCCCGTTAGACAACATTCCTTTTTTAGAAAATGAATCGGAGTGGGAAAAATGGGGCAATGCACTGATTGGTGAAAATAGCTTTGCAGAGAACGGAGCACCAGGGACTGGTGGATACTCGAATTGGAAGCCATGGGCGGCAGATGTTTACAAAGTTATGCTTAATTCAGCATAGGGAGTAGTTTATGGGATTTTTCTCAGATATTGGGGATGCATTAGGTTCTGTTGTTAAGCCAATTACCGGTGCCTTAGGTTCTTTAGCCCCTAGTATTGGAGGTCTCCTAGGAGGCCGATTTGGTGGTCCGATGGGAGCCGCTCTTGGTTCTCAGTTAGGAGGTGTTGCCAGTAATTTACTGGGCGGTGGTGGAGCGGGCGGAATGACATCTGCTACACAACAACCTCAGAGTTATTTAGAAGGATTTGTTCCTGGTTTTCAAAGTGGTGGCGTATCTCCTCAGAATAATAGTCTTGCACCTACACCTTCACCTAACGTATATGGTGGAGGAAATGCTTATAACAACTTTGGAAATGCTGGTTACAATCTTGGACAGCAAGCGGGTAACTTTTTTCAAAATCAAGTAATGCCTTATGTTCCTCAGCAATTCCAAAACGCTGAGTTTAGAAAAATGCCTGGAATGCTTGGACAACAAGCGGGTAATTTCATGAACAATATGGCCCAGCAATATCTGCCGCAAAACATGCAATCCATGACCATGAGTCAATTGCCAGGATATTTTGGAAATCGTTTAGGCAGTATGGCTGCATCTTATCTTCCACAGTCTATGCAAGGATTTGGATCACAATTATCTCAATGGGGTCAATCACTGGGAGATTCTCTTGGTCAGCGCATGAATAACTATATTCCTCAGCAATTCCAGAATACGCAACTGGGAAGAATGGGAACACAGTTAGGCGCAGCGGGTGGGAATTATCTTAAAAATGCAGTAATGCCGCATATGCCTGTTGGTATGCAAAACAGCAGTATTAGTTCTATGGGACAAGATTTTGGAAACATGGGGCAAAACCTTGGACAACAAGCTGCGCAAAGCATGGGAGCGCAACCTGAGCCTGAAAGGGAAGGGTTAGCCGGAATGGGCTTTGCAGCAGGTGGTCATGTTGGAAGAGGCGTTAGGGATTACTTGCAAGTCATGAACGACTTCGCTTACGCATAGGAGCCAGCTTGTGAAAAACGATATGGGGTTAAGAATTTACGCAGAGAAAGTGCGTAAGGCCGGTCAACGCGGAGATAAAGTCTTAGCGCATATAAACGTGCACGAAGCAAATGAGCTTGCAAGGAAGTATGGGTTTGACATTAATCCTCATACTGGGCTGCCTCAGTTTGGAAAATTCAAACTTAAAAAACTTATTAAAAATGTCGCAAGGATTGCTGCCCCAGTTATTGGTCACATGATAGCTGGTCCAGTAGGAGCAGGTATCGGTGGTGGTCTCGCTCGAGGAGCAACAAGCGGAGGGAATTTTTTTAAAAACTTTGGACGTGGCGCACTTCCTGCTGCGGGTATTTCTGCATTAGCTTCTACTGCTGGTGGGGCTATGGGATCTCCTTTTCTGTCAGGAGGGCAAGGTCTTTTTGGAATGCAAGGGCCTCAATCAGGATTTTTAGGAAAAGCATTTGGAACAGGTCCAGGATCTCTTACTGGAGGACTGAATCAATTCGGTTCTGGAATGGTTGGTGGTGGCAATTCAGCAAGAATGGCCGCTATAAATTCTCTCCGAGGCGTTGGACAAGGAGGAGGACCAACGGGATATGGCGGAGGAGATAAAGGCGGTGAAGGCGGTGGCGGATTATTGTCTAGTCTTGGTGGTGGATTAAACACTGCATTATTGGGAGCTGGCCTTGCTGGTACCCTGATGCGTAGGGAAAAAGTGACTCCACAACAGATTTCGGATGAAAGGGCAGAGCTTGAACGTTTGAGAAACATGCCAACAGGCGATATAACAGCCAGTTATAGTCGATGGGGTCATGAATATCAGCCAAAAAAAGGGAAGTCCCATAAGCGAAAATATATCCATCCCGTTCAAACAGAAGGTGAGCCTATCTTCTTCGATGAAGTAAATCCGGAAATAGAATACATGGCAGCAGGTGGATATGTTCAAGGTAATTCTGGAGGAGCACAGGATAATCGTAACACAAGAATTCCAGAAGGTTCTTACGTGATGAATTCCACAGATTTAAGCCTGTTAGGAGACGGCAACAGTAACAAAGGGGCTGATGAAGTAGCGGAATTGGAAAGACGTTTCTTACAAAGTGGATTAACCCGAAATCATGGTCTTTATAGAGACATGGAAAGACCAAGATATATTGATGTTCATTTGAGTGACGGGGAGTATGTTCTAGATCCTCGTGTTGTCACTGCTATTGGAAAAGGAAACAATGAACGTGGAGCTAAGATTCTGGACAAAGGTAGACGTAAGTTGCGTCAAGACAAGGGAATGAAACACATCCTACCACCCAAATCTAAACCAATTGCGAGTTATTTGAGGTAATAGAACTATGGCATTTAGTGTAAATTATCAAGCTGCAACTGCACCTCCTTGGCAAGACACGGGGATGCAAAATCTTATTAGAGATGCGGATGTTCTTGGAGCAGCTCCGTATATCCCGTATCGTGAATCAAGACTTGCACAATTCTCACCGGATACTTTAGAAGCACAAAGACTTGCAAGAGCTGGATTAGGCGAGTATTTGCCTTATTTGCAGAGAGCCGAAAGTTATCTTCCAAGAGCAGGTGCGCCCGCGTATGAAAACATACGTAGGTACATGAATCCTTATGAACAAGAAGTAATTGATCGCGCAGGACAGGACGCTACGAAAACCTTTAGAGAAGGCATCCTGCCTCAGCTTGAACAGCAATTTGTAAGCCGAGGTCAATTAGGCTCTAAACGTCACAGAGAGCTTGCTTTGCAAGCTGCTGCTGATCTTCAAAATAACCTAGCAGGCCAAAGAGCTTCTATGCGTTCCAAGCATTACCAAGAAGCTGCAAACATGCAGCATGCGGACCAAATACGTGCAATGGAAACAGCCCGTCAACTAGCAAGTTTAGCAAATCAAAGGCAAGCTGGACGAGCAGTCGATACGAGTATTCTGTCTGGAATTGGGGGAGATACTGAGGCACGAAGGCAACAAGAGCTAAACATGAGATATGAAGCTTTTATGCGTCAACTTGAATACCCATGGGATATGGTACAAAGACGTGCAAACATACTTCACGGAATGCCTATGCAAACCATGACATCCACACTTAATATGGAACCATTACAACGTCAAACTAATACCGCCGGCCTTTTAGGAAGTATGGCATTACAAGCATTGGGTGCCCGGATGGCCATGGGAAACAGAGGTGGAAATCCCCTTGGACTTAAACGCGGGGGCGCAATTCCAATGAGGGCCAGATAATGGATACTTTGCAAAACTATCTCAATAATCCTCAAGTACAGGCTAGAATGTATCAACAACAGCCTCAACAACAAGCTTACAATCCTATTACTGCTGGCAGTCTAGCGGGAATGGAATCTGCGCGCCGATCATTAGACATGGATGCGCAGGAAAGACAACGCGCTATGGGATTGGCTATTGCACGATTTGGTGCAGGCTTAAGTCAACCGGGACATGGACCAGGATTTGCAGGTGCTTTGTCTGCGGTTAACTCTAATATCTATCCAGCAATGCAATCTTACATTGGCGAAGAAGATAAGGTGGCTGGTTTGAAAGCACATTTGTTAAGACAGCAAATGGAACTGGAAAGACATAAACGTCAAGAAGACTACAAAAGAGAAAGAGACAAAGTTGAAGATCGTTTTATGCAAGAAAAAATCGGTATTTTGAAAGACAAAACCTATCGACAAGAAAAGCTTGAAGAAAGACGACAGGGTTTAGTTGAAAAAGGTGAAATGCCAGAAGACGGTATGTTCTATGCTGAGCAAACACCCGCACAGATTCAGCAAAACACTAAAGATATGATGGAGAGAAGAAAAGAAGTTATCTTCGCCAAAGATGCAGTTAAAACAATTAATCGCATGGAAGATATAATGGGCGCTCCTGAAAATAAGCACCTTTGGAACAGCTATGCTTTAGTATTAGATGCGGCTGATCAGAAAAACAAGAGCTTACTTAATCAGACTTTAAGAGGGATGAACAAGAAGGATACTGACACGCTAACCAAGCTTTACAAATACCAAACACGCCTTGGTTTGCAAGAGCTTAAAGGTATGGGTGGCCGTCCATCTGACATTACCAAGAAAGCAGTATTTGCTGCTACACCTAGTGGTGAAATGAGTCCTGAAGCAGGGCTGCCTATCTTGAAGGATATGAAAAATCATTTCAGAGAAACGGTAGACTTGGAAGAAAAGAAGATGAAGAATGCTGCTAAATATCGATTCTACTATCCAAGACCTTTAGGAGCAGAAGGAATTGAGGAAGGAAAGACTCGAGAACCTGTTGCACAAGCTGGTGAAGTAAATGCAGGAAATGACATTGACAGCAGATTGCAAGAAATAGAACAAGAAATAATGTCGCTCCAAGGCGGTGGTTAATGGCCGTATCTCGACTAGAAGCGTTAATGGCTGAAAGAGATAGATTGCTGGCTGAGAAAGCTGCGCAAACAGCTGCGCCAGTGGAAAATTCAGTACAAAATCCACGATTACAGGCATTAATATCTGAAAGAGATAATCTGTTAGCAGAAAAAGCCAGACGTCAACAAGCTTCGAATAACGAACCCTGGACTGTTGGACAAAGAGCATTGCAAGCCGGACATGGTGCTGCAAGTACTTATGAATCAACAGCTGATTTGGTTCCAAAAGGAATGGCAGGCATTCTGTCTGCAATTGATGCTGGTGTTAATACGCTTACTAAAAATGTCAATCCTGAATCAGAAGAGGGAAGAAGGTTAGCGCAGTCAAGGAATGAAAACCAAAAAGCAATTACTACTCTTAAGAAGCCTTTTGCCAAAGGATTAGTAACAGATAGATTAAGCAATTTAGCTGGAAGAGAACTTGCTCCTACAGAAGATGACAGGTTTGGAAAGCTCATTCATACTGCTGGTGAATTTGCAGCACCGCTACCTGGTGGTGGTTTGATTAACGCTGGTAAAGCTGGCGCAAAGACGTTAGCAAAGCATGTAGGAAAAGATTTAGCTACTGCTGGAGGAGCTTCTGCTGCGCTTAATCTAACTCCATCCATGACGGAAGAAGGAACGATAGGTAGAGCTGCTGAAGATATTGGAAAGATAGTGCTGGGTGGTAAGCTAGGCCGAGGCGTAACAAGTGGTGTTAAAGATTTGCCTGCTAAAGCAATGGCGTTTAGGGCCAATCCTAATGAGAAAGTATTCCAGTTGGCTGAGAAGCATGGTGTTGAATTGCCTTTCAATGTGGGAATGGGTAGCACACCATCCAACTTTATGGCTAATAACTATCTTAAATCTATGTTCTCTAGTGATAAGTACAAAAAGGTATTTACCAATGCGACTGGGAAAATGCTTGATAAGGTGAAAAAAACTATTAATAGCCTTGGTTCTTCTGAGTTAAAACCCTCTGAGGCTTCTGGAGAATTTAGGCAGGCTATGAAAGAGGAAGAAAGGGCGTTGTCGGGTCAAGCTAGGCAAAAATATGAAGAAGCTAATAAGTTGCTTAGTGAGAAGGACGTTGTTATTCCTGAGAAAACAATTAAGTCTTTAACAGGAGCGCATGAAATATTAAATAGAGACATAACTTCGCCAGCTACTAAAAAGGTTGCAAAGGTTCTGGGTGATTTAATGGAAGCATGGGGTCTTTCTCCAAAGTTGCCTAAGACTAGTAGTGGAGATTTTGATACTAAGAAGTTGGCTGCAATGCTTAAGAAAACCACTAAATCTAAGCCTATAGAAGTGTCAAGATTAGATGCGGTTAGAAAAGAATTAAACCAGATGATTGAGTTTGATCCGGAAGTAAGAGGTGTGCAAGCATTTCTCTCTAGGTTGGTAAAAGATCTTGAGCATGATATTGGCACTTCTTCAAATCAAGCGTATGTTACTGCGCGAAAAGATGCAAACAAATTCTTTAAAGAAAATATCGCAGAAAGATTTAGAACCAGTATGGCTGAGTCTGTTTTAAGAAATGAAGCTCCTACAGAAGCGTTTAACTTAATGACAAATGCTCAAAGGGTACGAGATCTTCAAAAGATCGCCGGAAGTTCTCCTCAATCTCAAGAAGTGTTTAATTCTCTTAAAAAAGCCAAATTGAGACAGATATTTGAAGGTGCTGTAGAAGATGAGGCAATTAGGTCAGCTCCATTCGCCAAACTATTTAGCAAGAAGGAAGGAAGGCAAGAGCTTATTGAAGAGCTGTTAGGAAACAAAAAAGCCTACGATGAACTTTCAGAAATAGCGCAGATTGCAGAATCTTTTTCAGAATCTGGACGAGAACTTTTAAATACATCTGGAACAGCTTTAGCTCACTCAGATATTACACGAGCTGAACAGTTAGTAAAAACCACGTTAGGCACTTTCTTTGGTGCAGGCGCTGGATTTAGTGCGGCTGGATTACCTGGAGCAGCCGTTGGTGCGGGTATGCCATATATATTGTCTCAAGTGGTATCAAATCCTAAATGGGTTCGTCAAGCTAGACAATATGCTCTCGCCAGACAAAAAGGCAATGAGAAGTATGCAAAAACTCTTTTAAAAGGACTTGTCAAGACAACAATGCCAACGATTAGAGACGCTGAAAACGTGGGTGTCTGGAGTATTACGCGAAACGAAAAGGGAATACCTGTGGTAACCCAAAATCCAAAAGGAGGGAAGTAAATATGGGACAGTATGATAATAGATTTGGTAACTACACAATAGGGGTTACGAATTTTTCGTATGTTTCTATTTCTCTGACAGACGATAATTCTCCGCTACAATTATACTGGCCTGATCAAGCAGTAGACTCTGCTGTAGCTCATCCTACTACGCTTGCCTCATGGATAGATATAACAGCAGATGATGATGGATTTTCAGTAAAGATGCCAGATGCAAGACTTGCTTCTCCTGGTCAGATAATGGATTTTAATAACTATGGGGCCAATCATGATATTAATATCAACAAGCAAGACGGCACAATAATAAGCATTCTTCCGCGAACACAATTAGCACGATTGGTCTTGATTGACAACAGTACTGCAAACGGTAGCTGGAGAATTGCGCCTATCAACGGGCTTGCTACTGCTGTTACTCAGATTACTCAGATTTCTGATACTGGAAATATTGTAATCACTCCTACGGGAGGTCAAGCAGGAAATGTGACTTATCATTTTAACGTTGGGGCTGATTTAAACTCCACTACTGGGCTTACTCATTTTGCCGCTGCCACAGGCATAGCGGTTCGAACAGCTACCAATACTTGGGCACTCAGAACTATAACGGGGACTAATAATCAAATCACCGTAAACTTGGGCAGCGGTGCAGCAGGTAATCCAACTATTGGTCTTGCAACGACCATTACGGGAATAAATGATCTTACAGTAGGAAATCTTAATCTTACTGCGAATACGATTTCTTCTATTGATGCAAACGGCAATATAATCTTTTCTCCACAAGGGACAGGTGTTTCTACATTTAGAACACATGTAAAATTACTTCAAGGAGCACATCTTTATTTTAGAGATACTAATAACAACTGGGATACTATTCTCCAAGCCGGCATACAAAGTGCAAATATAACATATACGTTACCAACTTCTCCTCCTGCGGATGGTCAAGCATTGGTTAGCAGTGCCGCAGGCTTATGGTCATGGGCTAATGTTAGTACTTCTACTGGAGGAGGAACCACTCAACATGCTATTGCCAGGTATTTTGACACTACAGGAAAATTAGAGAATTCATTAGTGTTACTAGATGATGCTGGAAACGTATCGAATATGACTTCTTTGATTGTTGGTTCTTTGCAGCTAGGTTTAGGAAGTGTTACCAATATCTCTACTGTTACAGGAAATCTAATACTCAGTCCAAATGGTGTGTCAGAGGTTTACAGTAATAGTAATTTGAATATCAGAAATGGAA